AGTTTTCGTAACAATCTATAATTCTAATTTCGCCATTACTTCTTCGTTGAGCAAAGGTAATAACTGTACTATCATTCATACCTAAGTCCCACCAGGTTTCAACTTCTAAATCTTCTTCTATATCAAAATTAGTAATATTGCCTTTCTTCTCTAATTCTTCAATCGTAGATCCAAAGTAAGAACCACTTATTCCAGCTTGGAAAGAACACTCAAATTCTTGAGCATAACTTTCTGGAGACATAGTTTGTTTCGCAGCGTCTAGTTCGTCTTGAGCTATAATCTTAGTTTCACTAGCTTTGAATACAGCTGTAAACCAATCATTATTCTTCTTAGCTTTTTCATGTAATTCGTAGAACCAATTTCTTCCCATTGGCGTACCTATAAAAATGGCGAAGCCTTTCCTGTCGGATAGACATGGTCTTAAAATGGTATCGAAAAGGTCTGGCGAAAGATTCTGGGTTTCATCACAAACTATACCATCAAAGTATTGACCTCTTATGGCAGCACTATTCTCACCACCTAATATCTGTATTCTGGAATTGTTAATTGGAAAGTCAACTCTTAATTCTGACTCATTAAACTTAACTCCTGGAATTGTAGCAGAAAACTGTTTCATGTAGTCCCAAGCTGTACTTTTGCCTTGCAGACGGAATGGAGAGATGAAAGCGTATCTAGGATAGGGTTTACTGGACGTTAGAGCCGCTCTGATTAGGTGGTTGATAGCAAACACAGTCTTACCCCCCCTCCGATGAACGATGACTACGTTAAAGCGGTTTGTGTCGCATTTCTCATGCAAAAAATTTTGGATTTCTCTTGGTGAATAAGGAATGACTATTTGTTTCATATTATATTAGAACCCCCTTAATTCTTTGTTTGGCAATATCAAAGTATTTATCATCTTTTTCAATACCTATAAAGTTTCTATTAAGGTTTTTACAAGCAACTCCTGTTGAACCTGAACCCATAGTAAAATCTAATACAGTATCATTTTCATTAGTATAGGTTTTTATTAGATATTCAAGTAAAGCTACTGGTTTTTGGGTTGGGTGTAATTGGTCTTGCCTTCTCCATTTTTGTTGAAAAGAAATAACTGAAATTGGGTGTCTTGTTCCTGTATTTTTAACATCAATATATTTTAATCCATATTGATGATTGTTTATTTTTCCTATTTTTCCAGTTCTTTTATATGGTTTTCCTTCTGTCATTTGAGGAAAATATTTAATTGTTTTTATTCCAAAAATAGAAATTATTTCATGCTTTGTTAAAGGTTTATATTTAGCAGTTAATGGACTACCACATTTTGATTTTTGCCAAACCCAATCATACTTAAACTGTTTAATGTTGCTCATTCTTAAAGCACTACTAAATGGTTCGCTACCAAATAAGGCAATACAACCATTATCTTTAATTATTCTTTTAAGTTGTTCCCACATGGGTTCAAATGGAATTATACTATCCCACTTACAAGCTGTCGTACCATAAGGTGGATCAGTGAGGATTAGGTCGATTTTTTTATCAAAAATTTTAGGAAGTTCGATTAAGCAATCTCCATGTATTAATTCGGTTTTCATAAAAGTACCCACCCCCTAATGAAGTGTTTTGTTTTGATTTAAAAAATCTTCTTCCAGGACAAACTGTTCTTTAATAAACAATGAAAAGTCTTCAGCATCAGCTTTATCCCTGAACCCTTCAAAGTGAGTAATAACTATTGGTTTTTTTGTAGTCTTATTTTTAACTATAAAGATTGTTGTTTTTAAGAATTTATCTTCCATGTGTTTGTACCTTGTATCAATATAAATTTAAAAGCTACCTTTAAAAATGGGTATAGGCACTTTTGACACCCCCTATTTTACCAATTAGCTTTCATTTTACTAGGTTTTATTACTAACGATAACTTATGATTATCAATAGTAATAATTAATGCTTTTATATTCCTTTCATATTGGCTAGGTTTTTACTTCGTATGTAATATTTGTAAATTTTATGTGTAAATTATATAACAATCCTATATATATAAATACTTCTAGAAGACTCTCAGTTAATAAAACAATACCAATTAAGGCTATATTATGTTTAAATAGTGTCAAGGTTTAGACCAACTAATAGTCAATGGTTGATTCTTCTCTGAATTAATGCTTAAAACCTCTGCACTTTTACCATATCTCTTAGCATTTAACTTACTTGCAGACCATTGAGAACTAGCAACGATTATTTTATATAGGTTTACTAAGTTTTGAGCTGCTTTGGGATCTAATTCACCAGACTCTATTTTAATTTCTAATTCTTTTCTTTTGTCTTCCAGCTCTGAAAGTCTTAGATCAACTGCCAATTCCTTTGCTTTAATGTATCTATCCATTAAAACATTATCTTTAATTAAATAGTTTCTAAAAGATTGCCAGGTGAAATCAACATCATCTCTTGAAAATACTTCTCTAATTGTTAAGCCATCTGCAATAAGGTTGAGAAGCTTATCAAATAATTTCTCTGTTAGTTTTTTTTTTCTACCTGCCATACATTTTTATTAAGGGTTCCTGGCAAAGATAGAAAGGAAAGGGAAAACTTCACCAGGAACAGTTATAACTAATAGGCTAAAGCTTAAGGGAGCTAGTAGCCTAGAATTTACTTAACACATTATCTGGTATATTACAAATCAAAAGGCTTTTTTTTAGGCTTAAAACTTCTAGTTGTTAGTGTAATAGGATTATGCTTTAATTTACCTTTAAAAAGTAAATCATCAATTATAGTTTGGCAAGTGTAAGATCCAAATAATCCATCATTTATAATTAGATACATTTGATCGAAGGATAGCATTCCATTTTCAAAGTCTGATTGGATGTATTTATTAATTTCAATCTTCTCTGTCAAGCTATAGCTATTATTATAACTCTTTTGTAATGGTTTATTATTATAAAGATACTCAATCATCCTTAAAGCCTTTTAACTTTTTAAATCCTTTATTACTATTGTTATTACTACTATTGTTATTACTCTTATAATGGTACCCAAATTTTGGGTAGTCTGGTTGCGTAGATTTTGGGTAGTCAGGGTACGTAGATTTTGGGTAGTCTCTAGGCATTTGTAAGGTATATTTGTTGGCACTTGATAACCTGTGGACAACTAAATAGCCAATATCTGAGAGTTCCTTTTTTGCCTTTTGCAGTGTGTTAATTGAGATTCCAAGCTTAAGGCATAAATTAGAGTTTCTAAGGTTCCTATAATTAGCAGATAAACTCTTTATATAACAGAACAACACTTTAGCGTCATTTGATACCCTATTATCATAAAACAGAGCATTTGGGATCATAACAAACCCTTTTTTTAATTTATTCATATTCCTTTTTTCCTTCCCTTGCTAAACCTTATATACCCAAATTATGGGTAGTCAATAAAGAACATTTAGCGAACAAATGAATTGTGTCAAAATTAAGGCGGAAGGCTAGGTTTAAACAAATAAATTAATTCAATTATTATGCTTTTATTGTTTGACATATAGATCAAAAGTAATACAAATAAAGAATGATAAATACAAATAAAACAAAGGAAACCATGAACTACAATGAAAAACATTTATTAAAACAATTTGAAAATAAATCTAAATTTGATTTTGAATTGTTTAAGGATGACAATAACCCTAATAATTTTAGTGATGAATTTCACTCAAAATTTGATGAGTTATATAGTCAAGTTTGCTACGATCAAGGTATTAAAAAAGATTTAGAAAAAGAAATCGAAAACCAATAACAACCAATAAAGGAAACAAAAACAATGCCAAAGTTTAAAACAAAAATACAATATGTTAGTTGGAACGATTCAATTGTTGGATCAGAAAAAAAAGCAGATATAAAAAAAACTATGCTTGAAAATCAAGGCTACATTTTAAAAGCGACTCAAGCTGGTTTATTTTCTGGTTTAATGATTTATGAAAATACAAACTATAAGAAAGGGATATAATGATTAGAATCAGAAAAACAGAAGGAACTTTTAAAACTTGTTATACTTTAATTGATGATGCAACAGACAAAAATGTTGGATTAACAAAGGGTAAAAATTGGTTAATAAAAAGACAAGCCTGGAATCTTTGCAATAATAAAGATTACTTAACCAATCATAAAAATACAGGTCATTACAACAAAATCACCAAATGCTGGTTTTTTGATAATGATATTGAAAATTTTATGGACGAAGCAAACAAGAACATAGAAATTAATATAACTACAAGATTAAACAGCAACCAATAGAAAGGGTAAAAACATGACTACAGTAAGTAATGAAAGAAAAGAAACTTTAATTAATAAAGCTGCTCAAATTTTAGCAGATAAAGAAATAGGTTTTTCAACTGAACAAATAGAAACCTTAAAAAAATCTTATGAAGATTTAAGAGGTAAAAAAATATCATTTGAAAAAGGAACTGCTTTATCAAAATTATTAGATAAGCAGAATTTAACCAAAACACAATTAAAGCAATTAGTAGATGCAAAAATTCCTTTTGTATCTGGTTTGGCTTTAAATAAATTAATTAAGAAAGGAAAATAATGATAATATTAAAGAAAAATGGAGATTTTAAAGAAATGGGAGAGCCAAGAAAAGAAACTCAATTTTGGTTATTCTTTGAAAAGGGAAAAGTACCAAAGTATGGTTTGGCAAGAACTGAATCCGCTTTAAAACAATTCAGGGATTTATTAACTTTTAATAAATATCAACCAATCAATAATACAATTAACTAGAAAAAGGATAATATGAAATATTATATTACTTATAAGACCTGGAATAAAAAAACAGACACAATAGAAACTATAAAACATGACTTTGAAAAATCTTTTGATTCATTACTAGATTTTTTTAATTTTGTTGAAAGTTTCAAAAGTGCCAATTGTATATATAACGATCAAATAAAAGAAATAGGGTTGTTATAGTGCTTTTTATAATAATAGCCTCTGTAATAGGCTTATATTGCGTTTATGGTGTTATTTTAGGCACTAATAAGATAATAAATAAACTTAAAGAAAGGGAACAATGAAAAAAGCAATATATTACGTTTTAGGTTTCGCATTTTCCGTCATGGTATTTGTGACCTTAATAATGATGATGTTACACCAATGGGCAACTTATGGGGGAATCTAATGAAAGTAATATTTAAAAAACTGTTTAAATTAATCAAAGAATGTTTAGGCATAGAAAAAGAAAAGGATAATAATGAAAATAATTAATAGAGGGTTAACTGTTGACATAGTAACCAATGAAATAGAGGTAATAGATAGAATGCTTTTAATGTTTCATAAGGCTATGGACAATGCAACCAATCCACAATTCAAAGAGCTCTGGAGTAAAAAATATGAAAAAGCAAAAGATTACAAAAACAAAAACACTTACTAAGCTAATGGAGGAAACATTGGTCAATGTTTTAATAGGTTCTGAAGCTATGAATGGGGTTACCTATAACAAGTATAAAAACTATAAAAACTTCAAAAGCCTTATAGGTGTTAATTGGAAAAATATTGATAAATTTTAAAACCCTTATAGGTGTTAATTGAAAAAATATAGAAACTTTAAAAAGGAGGGGAAAAAATGCTTGAAGCAATTATCATTATTGAATTAACATTAATAATATTTTATCACTTAACCAATTAATATGAATAAAATTTGCATTAATTGTAATAAGAAATTTATTACTTGTTACTCATTTAAAAAATTTTGTTTAAGAAAGTGCTGTTTAGAGTATTTTAAAAAAACAGGTAAAAGGAAAGAATCTATAAGAAAATATAGAACTACTGAAAATTGTAAAAAACAGCAAAAAGCATATAGGCTTTCTAAAAAGGGAGTTGTTAAATTTATTTATTACAGAAAGATACGTTGGCAAAATATTAAATTAGCCAGAAGTATTAAAAGATTAAAATTAGAAGGTAAAAGAATAAATAAAAAACAATCTGAACATTTAGAGAGATTTAAAACATCTATAGAGTCAATCAATAAAGCTCAAAGAAACTATAGGTCTAAACCTAAAAATTTAATAAAGAAAAAATTATCTGATAAAAAATATTTTTCAAATCCTATGAATAAAAAAAAGATGGCTATATATAGGAAAAAATTTTATTCTACAAAAGAGGGTAAAGGAAAAATGAATGCTAAAACTAATAGAAGGAGAGCATCTAAATTAAATGCAATTGTTGCCTGGACTAATATAGAGAAAATAAAAGAGATATATAAAAATTGTCCAAAAGGTTATCATGTTGACCACATTATACCATTACAAGGTAAAAATGTTTCAGGACTCCATGTAGAGAATAATTTGCAATACTTAACCGCCAAACAAAATACAAGCAAAGGCAATAAATTATTATATGAAAAATAAAACCAATATATATGGAGATTATAAAATTTGTATTAAATGCAAGAATCCTTCAGATGTAGTAGAGGGATCAAAAAATTACTGCGTTGAATGTTG